CGCTCGATGGGCTAAAAGCGGCGAACCGCTAGACTTGGTGCCTCGGCGCACGAAAGTCCTCCATCCCGATCGCCCTGCCCCCGGAGGGACCCCGCGACGAGCGAAATCACATTGGCTAACAAAGCCCGATATGGTAAGGTGGCACCTATTAAGTCCCCATTTCCCGGCCACTCCACGTGGTACTCGGAAGATGGTTCACGTGCTGAGCACAGACCGCCATTAACCCTCACAATGTGACGCCGCACACAATCGGCCAGAAGTGGTGGGAACCACCAACAATCCCCGTCCTACACCCGCGAATCTAAGGCCTGGCGCCAAAGATCCAAACAGAAGGACGCTAAACTTTCTTCTTCAGTTTCAAACTCCTCAGGAAGGAGAAAGAAACCAGAGTTGGAACGACGAAACAACTCACACTTCGGGCCCGCCCAGCCGACAAAACTGAGCGAAGACCATGCCGGTCTGGACCGGTATTCGTATGTCCGACGAACTTTCCCGCAGGACGGAGAAAATTCGTCTCTCTTCAAACCTCCCATTCTTCCGTTGTCCCACATAAAGACACGAAGCGCCTCGGCTTCCAACGGACGTGGTTCCCTACCCCGGAACACACGCAGTGATGCGTCCACCGGCACAAGCGGTGGCTCAGGTAGAGTAGTCGGGAAACGACTACGACGCATCTGCTTCTCTCTCTGATAAGAAGCATAGGTCCGATGACCTAACTGAGATGGGAGAAAACCCCAACGCCTACCGATCCTGGCGCGCGAAAACGCGTCAGTCCACGCGCGGGAAATGCGTACGGCTTTCGCCATATGCATCATCCCGCCCCAATCGGTAAGCCCTCCTGCCCTTCTCAAATGGCGTACCTCGCGCCATTTGCCTCTTCTCTTCAGGAAAGCCGTGGAGTTGACCTCCACAACGTCCTTAGCCCGAATTGTCTTGCTGACGTTGAGTCGATACCCCGAGGGGTAGTCCTGCTCATCAACAGGTCGATTGGCCGAGATGACGCAGTCATCCCCGTTAATCAACATTCGGGCCCCTACATCAAACCGTGAAGCCCAGGAGGCAGCACAGTAAGAATGTAGGCACAAGAGAGGAAAAGAAAGGTAGGAACCCATCATCTGTCCATGGCGAACCCTCCTCAACACGCCCTCGGAATCCCGCAGAACGGGACTCAAAGATGCCTTCGCCAACGCGCGAATGCTTCGAGGTATCTTTACCGAAGTAAAGAAAAGCGAGTCAAGGAGGGCCTCAGTCACGTCGTGGCTAAGGCCGTCAGTCGCAGCTACCAGATCGACCGAGGTCTGGTAGTCGTTGACACAAACAGATGTCATCCTTTTTGAGGTCGGAGGACCTACAAGGAGCCAATCGGCTGTCCGCTCAAGATGTGAGTAAATTAAACGGTGCAGTGGCGCAAGGTACTCGACTTTCTCATCAAAAATGAGAAGAGGCCTAGCCTTGCCCGTTGTATGGACTTCCTTGTAACGTGCGGAGAACAGAGGCGTTACTTCTGTTTCCTCGAGACACACGTTCAAAAACTCTTCCCTTCGGCCCATCCACAGCCGGTCCGCACGGGACCCCGACTGCAAACGGGCACTTGAGTTCGCGACATGCCGGCCGACGAAGCCGGGGTAGTCACGATCCCAATTAGAACGGAAGAGCCGAGTAGCAACACGCCGGACGTGTGCGAGATACTCGGGGGATGAGGGTTGGGGTTGAGAGAATGCGTTCCTTTCCCACGCGGAACGCATTGACGGAGTGTGGTGTCTGCAACCCGGTGGCAGGTTGCGTTTAATTGAAGCGCAGCTGTGAGCAAGCTCCCAGCGCGCCGAACGCCCCAGTCTTTGTAACGAACAAAGACCGTTTTTTTCTTCCTTGCCCTGGCGGCGAGGGAAGGCTACAGAGGTCCGCTCCTTACCTTGTAGCAAAAGAAAATTCAGAAAGCGAGAAAGTTGTTCAGGGTTACTGTCCGGCAATTCGACGTATGGCAAGCCATACCGAATCCGAAGCAACAGTAATCCGTTGTGGATCACTTCCTTGGTTTCGCGACTGCTCCGGCAGCAGTCGTTACACCGTTTATCTTTCGAACCGCGGGCGGATTTATCGAAAGACGCCCTTAACGGGGGCGAAGCGGCTACGCGCTGAGCGCACGATCTGCCAACCTGGGAGCCGCGAGGCACAGGAATTGGTAGAGTTTCCATAGCG